CTATCTGACAAGCCTCCCGGAAACCGAACGCACTCAACTGTTGATGGCTGCCCTTGCCGGTGTGCCAGATGTTGAGGACCCGTTCGCGTGGATCACAGAACTGGAGTCCGTTGCATGACCCTGCTCAATCTGTCGTTCATGCTCGCCGCAGCGGTGGAGGACAAGCATGCGTGGCGTGACCTGGCACGGTGCGCCGAAGTGGACCCCGAAGTGTTTTTTCCCGAGAAGGGTAGAAGCGCGAAGCCAGCTAAACGGATCTGCAGCCGGTGTGAGGTTCGGGTCGAATGCTTGGAGTTCGCGTTGGCGAATCGCGAGAACTACGGGGTGTTCGGGGGGTTGTCGGAGCGGGAACGGCGGCCTCTGCTCAAAGCGAATGGTGAGGATCAGGTGGCATGAGCAACGGGAACAGGCTCACCCCAGAGCAGGTGCAGACGATTCTGTTGATGACTCGTGAGGGGTGTTCCGCCAAGCATATTGGGGAAGTGGTGGGTTGTTCGGCTCGGACGGTGGTTCGGGTTCGGGCGGCTGGTGACGCGCGTCTGGCGTCGCCGGATCAGTTTGTTCCGTTGAGCCAGGAGCAGAAGGATTTCGCCCAATATTTGCTTGATGACGGCGCACCCTATAACGAGGTTGCCCGCACGTTGGGTGTGAGCCGGACAACGGTCGAAAAGTATTTCCCTGGTTACGGGTGGTCGAAGAAGCAGGCTGCCGAGTTCACAGCTCTGGTCAAGAAGTTCCGCTGGTTGGAGGCTTCGTGATGTGCGTGTGCGGCCATAACCGGTCCCGTCACCGCTACCAGTGGGACAAGTTCCGGGGACGGTGGGACACGGGTTGTGACGCCACCAACTACCACGGCCCCGCCGGGCATGAACGCTGCCGCTGCTCCAAATACCAAGACAAGGAAGACGAATGATCACTGATACGAGGGTCATCACTGCGAGGGATGACGCGAAAGCCGGTGCGGCTGCGTTGGATGACGCGAGGTGTGCTTTGCACGAGCTGTTGAACGAGGGACCGCCACTGCCGTTCCTGGATCGTGAAGCGCTGGAACTCAATTTGGAGGTTGTGTCCAAGGCGTTGTCTCGGGTTGATGCGGTGATCGGTTCGTTGGACCGGTTGGCAGACAGGTGGACAGCATGAGCAACCGAGCCGAAACCGTGCTCACCGACGCGGTGAACGCCTTCTTCAAGCCCACCATCACCGATGAAGGCACAGAGCTGATCGTGCAATCGCTCCTGGAAGCGTTGAAAGCGAACCGCATCGCACTCGTAGAACTCCCCGAACCGATCGTCGACGAAGAGTGGGGTGGCTTGACGAAAGCTCAGCACAAGGCATTGAGGGAGAGTGGTTAAGGTGCTCAAGGACATTCGTTTTGTGCTGGTTTGCATGGTCTTCGAGGTGGTGGACCGGCTGCACAGTGCGCTGGAGGTCAAGATCGACAGCTGGTGTGAGGAGGACACATGGACCCGATGAAAAGCGTTGCGTCACAGATTGATTTACTGCGCTGCGCCAAATGTGGTGATATTCACTTGGACAACAACGCCTGTGCAATGAACATGGCCGTGTCGGTGCACACCCCGATTCGCCCGTGCAACGTGTTGCCCTACGTCGCCGCTCTTCTCGCCGCTGCTGCGGAGGTGACTGAATGAGTGATCCGACTGCCACACTCGCCCTCTGCAAATGGTTGGAAGACCGGCTAAAGCAATGGAAAGCAGAAGCCAAACAACAACTCGGGTTGCTGGCGGGGGAGCGAAAAGCCGCCGTCGTCGCCAGTCAAGTCATCGGACACGTGTCGATGGCGAAAGGCCGCAAAACCGCCAAAGTCGCATCCGAGACAGCACTGCTCGCCTACGTGAAAGCGAACTACCCCACCGAAATCGAGGTTGAGGAACGCGTACGACCCGCGTTCCTCAAACAACTCCTGGACGACGCAGCGAAGAAAGGCGCGTTCGTTGACGTCGATGGGGTTGTGATCGATGGGCTGATCGATGTTGTTGAGGGTGCCCCGTATCCCATTGTGAAGTTGTCGGATGACTCGGATGTGACGATCGCTGGGTTGTTGGCTCGGGGTGCTCTCGGGGTGTCCGGGTTGAAGGAGATCGAACAATGACCCTGAGTTTTAAGCCCGCGACTCGTGAAGCATCGTATGCCCGTATCGCCCTGTCCGGGCCTAGCGGAAGCGGTAAAACCTACACCGCCCTCGCGCTCGGCACCGCTCTCGCGGACAAGGTTGCGGTCATCGACACCGAGCGCGGATCCGCCTCAAAGTATGTGGGGCTCAACGGGTGGCAGTTCGACACTGTACAACCAGACAGCTTCTCGCCCCTGTCCCTCGTGGAACTGTTGGGGTTGGCGGCAGGTGGGGAGTACGGCTGCGTCATCGTCGATTCCTGGTCCCACTACTGGATGGGTGTCGACGGCATGCTTGAGCAGGCCGATAGGCGCGCCAAAGGCGGCAACAGTTTCTCCGGCTGGAAAGAGGTTAGGCCGGAAGAACGCCGCATGATCGATGCTCTCGTGTCCTTTCCTGGTCATCTCATCGCCACGATGCGATCCAAGACCGAGTATGTGGTCGAGGAGAACGAGCGCGGTAAGAAGGTGCCCCGCAAGGTTGGGTTGAAGCCGGAGCAGCGTGACGGCGCTGAGTACGAGTTCGATTTGGTCGGCGACCTTGACCATGACAACACGCTCACGGTGGTGAAGTCCCGAATCCACACTCTGGCCAAGGCTGTTGTGCCGATGCCGGGGGAGGAGTTCGCCCACCAGATACGGGACTGGCTGTCCGATGGGGCACGGATCCCGACGGTAGCGGAGTACCGCAAACAAGCCCTGGCGGCCGAGACCCGTGAGGAACTCAAAGCCCTCTACGACGAGGTGTCTGGTCACAAACTCACCGTGGCTCCGACCGTAGACCGGGACGGAAACTCCACAGTGCTGGGCGATCTAATCACCGACCTCGCACGCGAAATGAAAAGAGCTGAACAGTGAGCGACAACACCGGAATCGAGTGGACCGACGCCACATGGAATCCTGTCACCGGCTGCACCGAGGTCTCTCCGGGGTGTGATCACTGCTACGCCAAGACGTTCGCGGACCGCTGGCGCGGCACACCAGGCCACTACTTCGAGAACGGTTTTGATGTCCAGCTTCGTCCTGACAAGCTCGATCAGCCGTTGCGGTGGCGGAAGCCGCGAAAGATCTTCGTGAACAGCATGTCCGACCTGTTCCACGACCAGGTGCCCGACGAGTACATCGCGAAGGTGTTCGCGGTCATGGCGCTGGCCGAGCGCCACACCTTCCAGTTGCTCACCAAACGGCACGGTCGGATGCGGTCGCTGCTGACCTCGGACGAGTTCGCCGCGGACGTGCACAAGTTCGGCACCTTCTACTCGATGCGCCTTGCCAGCGTGACCAAAGACCCGCGCGACGAAGGGCGCCGTTTCGCCCTCGAACTGCCATTACCGAACGTGTGGCTCGGTGTGAGCACCGAGAACCAGAAGTGGGCCGACGTCCGTATCCCCGCGCTGCTCGACGGCAAGAAGCGCACCGGCCGCGAGCTTGACGGCCGCACCTGGGACCAGTACCCCGAGGCAAATGCATGAGTCGCCGGTTCACGGGGTTTCCCCCGGAAGTCAAGGAACTGATCTGGGAGCGTGCTCACGGTCGTTGTGAACGCTGCAACGAGTACGCCTCAGACGCTACTGCACACCACCGCAGGCCCCGGGCTCTCGGCGGCTCTCGCCGCGACGACACCAACCTAGCGTCCAACGGGCTGTGGGCTTGTGGCGCTTGTCACCGTTGGGCGGAGTCGTATCGGGCGCAAGCTTTCGCTGACGGTTGGCTTGTTCGTCAAACCCAATCCCCTATCACTGTTCCCGTCCTCTACAGGGGCAACTGGGTGTTGCTCGACGACGACGGGTTTGTTTACCGAATCCCTACGGAGGCAGCCCAATGACCCCGTACTACACGGACGATCAGGTCACCCTCTACCACGGCGACTGCCTCGACGTGCTCGCCGAGCTGCCCGATCGCAGCGTCGACGCCGTGGTTTGCGACCCGCCCTACGGGCTCGAGTTCATGGGCAAGGAGTGGGATCGTCTCGGAGACATTGGTAAGGCCAGCCACCAGGGTTTCACCGACGGTTCAGGATTCAAGGGGTTCAAACTACCGGCCAGCTACAACGCATCGGCGAATGTTAAGTGCCAGAGGTGTAGTAGGTGGCGCTTTGACCACATCGGACGCAAGTGCGAGTGCGCGGAGCCGCAATGGCCGAATGTACGGGCGCAGCAGGGGCGAACCATGCAGGAATGGCACCACCAGTGGGCGGCCGAGTGCCTGCGCGTGCTGAAACCGGGCGGGCACCTGCTCGCGTTCGGCGGCTCCCGCACCTGGCACCGGCTAGCGGCGGCCATCGAGGACGCCGGGTTCGAGATCCGGGACTCCATCGCCTGGCTGTACGGCAGCGGAATGCCCAAGTCGCTCGACGTGTCCAAGGCGATTGACAAGCGCCCTGGGGTCGCGAGCCATGCCGAGTTTGCGGCGCATTTGAGGGAGCGCCGCGAGGCCGCCGGGCTGTCGGCCGCCGACGTGTCAGAAGCTGTGGTCGGCACCAGGTCGGGTGCGTGTTGGAACTGGGAACATCATCAGTTCCCCGAGTCGAAATGGTGGCCAAAGCTGCGCGACCTGCTCGATTTGGACGAAGCGCGGTGGGGGCACGTGATCGCGGAGGCTGAGCGAGAAACTGTTGGCGTCGGCACCTCCGGGAAAACCGCCAACATGGGCGGACTGCGAGGCGTCGAAACGTCAACTGGCGTATTTGACATCACCGCCTCTGCCACCGATGCCGCCAAACGGTGGGAGGGCTGGGGTACTGCGCTCAAGCCAAGCCACGAGCCAATCGTGGTCGCACGTAAACCTCTCGTGGGCACGGTGGCGGCGAATGTCCTGGAGCACGGCACCGGGGCACTCAACATCGACGCCTGCCGGATACACACGTCGGGCAGCGAAGGTCGGGCATACACCGTGAAGCGGTTCAAACCAGGAGCGGAGTTGAACCGCACTGGCGGCAACTGGAGACCAGACGAGGGCGTTGAGTACCAAGGCGAAACGAAAGATGGCCGGTGGCCGACGAACGTCGTCCTCGACGAGGACCAAGCCGCCGAGCTCGACGCGCAAACCGGGCGTCCAAAAGTCCGGCACGGCGGTGCAGCGCAACGGCGGTGGGCAGAAGATATTCGGAGGCATCGCGGGCGGTGAGAGAAGTGCGGGTGCCCGACCTGACGCCGGGTACGGCGACGAGGGCGGCGCGTCACGGTTCTTCCCGGTGTTCCGGTACGAAGCGAAAGCACCCGGAGCGGAACGTCCCAGCGTCGTCACAACGAAATTGCGTCTACGCGCGGACCTCACGCCGGAGCAAGTGGATCACGTGGTGGCTCGTCTGCGAGAGGCCGGTGTAGAGATTGACTGACTTTCTCGGCGCAACTATCAGGATCGTTGCGCAAATCGGATTTCCCACTGTTAACCCAATTGAGGTGATGCGCTAATGCGCGACTTCAACGTTGATGAGATCCCGGCGGACATCCGCCCCTATTTCGAGGAGGTTCGGGGTGCGTCCGTGGCGCACCCCACCTAGAGCCGTCAAACCGTTAACACTGATGCGCTGGCTCGTGCGGCTCGTCACCCCGCCGAACGGTGTTGTGCTCGACCCGTTCGCTGGATCCGGCACGACCGCCGAGGCGTGCATTCACGAGCACAAACGTTGCATCACCATCGAGCGTGAGGCGGACTATCTGCCGCTCATCGTCAACCGACTCAGCAAGCCGATCGAGATCGGGTTCGACTTTGAGGAACCCGCATGAACACCTACCGGATACCTAACCCTGTGGAGGCAACACAATGAACCTCACACCCGAACAACTCGAAGCGATCGCCTACATCGTCCTCGCATTCACCGGACCCCCGTCGCTGGCGTACTTCCTCGTGAAGGGGCTGTTCAGGTGATGTACACGGTTTCTGGGACGTGGCCCCATTACATCGTCACCGGTGGAACCGAACCACCGAAATGCTTCAACTCCACCGTCACCGCCGTCAAATACCTGGAACAGATTCTCCAGCAAGGCGACACCATCAACTGGCAGGTCCCATGATCACCGTTGCTTGCGCCGAATGCACCCGCACCCAAGGACGGCCGGTGTCCGCTGAGTTCAACAGCACGGACGAAGCTGAGGCGTTCATCCGCCGGCACCACGCGCTCGCTGATCACAGGGCACACATCCCGGAAGAGGCGGCCTCGTGAGTGATTGCTTGTTGTGTGATCATCCCCGCTCCACCCGACACACCCCAATGCCGAACCCGGCTGGGTGTGGATGCGGATGACATGACCCGGTACACGCAATGCCTATGCCCAGGATTCGAAGGCACAGAAGACGGAGAGGAGGACTAGTGGCCCACGTTTTGTATCGCTTCTACAGCGCGACAGGGCAACTGCTGTACGTGGGTATCACGATGAACCCGCCGCAACGTTTCAAAGCTCACCGGGACTCGAAAGACTGGTGGGACCACGTTGCTGGAATCAGCATCGAGAACTACAACACCCGTGAGGAACTGGAGAACGCTGAACGCCGCGCCATCCAGGTTGAGCACCCTTTGCACAACGTCGTTCGGGCGAAACCAAAGGTGATCCAGGATCCCTTCGCGGAACCGAATCCGAAACCGGAACCGGAGCCTTCATCCTCTCTGTCCGATCTCTTCTCCCCAGAACCAACCGGTCACGTTTTCGGCGGAATGTTCGGGCGATCCAATGTGGTCCGCGATCGGGAGGCTGAGGCTCGTCGGGCACGGTGGGATGCCATCTACGCCTGCGGTCTCTGCGACCACGCCGGATACCGAGGCAAGTCGGTGTGTGACCACGTCGAGCACCGATCGGGGCGAGCCCGTGAGGCGCAACGACAGGTCCAGAGGGATCGGCTGCAAGTCATTCCTGGAGGTGATTCCTGATGGGCAGGAAAGCCACTGGCAAGGACCACTCGGAAATCAACCTCGCTATCTGGGGTGATGATGACTGGTTGGATCTCACCCCGCCAGCCCAACATCTGTACTTCGTGTTGTGGACGAGCCCGCAACTGTCCTATTGCGGTTCGGGGGAGTGGCACGCCGGCCGAATCGCCGCGATGGCCAACGGTTGGACAGTTCAGGCCGTCGAGGCGGCCGCCGCAGAGTTGTCCCGCGATCTGTTCCTGATCATCGACACCAACACCGACGAGTTTCTTCTGAGGTCGTGGATCAAGCACGACGGCCTGTGGAGGAAA